CGCGCCTTTAACTATATCTCCGGCTTCTAGAGAGATCCATCGCTGTTCCACTGCATGTACAAAACAGGAGTAAGAGTCTTTTAGATCTCTAAACTCATCAAAAGCAGTATACCGAATATACTTTCGGGCGGCGTCGTAAGCGGCCTCAAACGGTTTGGAGATATAACCTCCAGTTGGTTGAGACTTTTCAGGACCAAAAATCCGACTACGAAGCTCTGCCAAATCATCTTTTGAGAGCGTTCGAGATTTCAAAATCTCTTTCTCCTTTCGATAATGAGCAACGAAATGTTTTGTTGCATCCTCAATGAGATTCATAGCACCATAAATTGATCGTTGTTTGACCAATTTCCAAGTTCCGGTTGCAGAATTGGTTTCGACTGGTTGATAAATATCGAAACGAACTTGTCGATCCCCCATTAGAGGTTCGGGTGCTGCTTCAGTATCCGCTTCAATACGAATTTGATAATCAATCCGCCGTGTTAAAGCATCTTGACTATGGATACTGTTTGAGGATGGTTCTTCAATATTTGATGAGCAGACGAGCATTTTCGATTCGAATAAAATTCCTTTTGAGCTCAAGTCTGCCTGAACTGTTCCATACGGGCAATTGCTTACCCATCCAATGAATTGAAGTGCGGAAGATGTTCCTTCCAATGCGCCATCTCGATCTTGAAAGATGTCATCGACGACGAGGCAGTATTGGTTTTTGTACGATGTTAAGTACTTATCACCAAAATTGACAGCCAACATGCGCTGAGATTTGTCGGCAGGGACTTCAAACTCATTTTGCTCATAGAGCAAATCTAACATTCCACTTGCGAAAAGCGGAGTGAAGACGGATTTGCCGCGACCAGGCTTTCCTTGGAACATGAACACATAAGGTCGCATTCGTGAGAAATTCTCAGTATAATTCTTAAAGGCAGGTCCGGTGATTTTCTGAACCGCGGCTAACATTTTTGCGGCGGTATCACGGGCTATTGCCGTCTCTCTCTCAATAGAGGGTGATTGCGCGAGGGTTGCGTTTATACTGACAAGGACGCGTTCCACGTAGCTCGCCTTCTTTCGCCATTCGGAAGTCGTCATAACGAGAGAAAGGTTGCGGGTGTCAGTGATAAACGAATACATTTCGAAGAAC